TCGCCGAGGTAGGAATGGACTATACTTGGGCCGCTAGCCAGTGTCAGAAGAATGGCGAACCTGGCACCATCTGGCTGAACAATGCTCGAACTCGTGGACGCTTTAAAGATGGGCCCCGCGACGACGATCTACATGTGATGGGCTTTAACCCGTGTGTAGAACAACAGCTTGAAGATGCCGAGTTGTGTTGTTTGGTGGAAACCTTCCCAGCAAAGCACGATGACCTTGAAGATTATTTGAGAACTCTTAAGATCGCCTACCTGTATGGAAAAACTATCACTCTTTCTAACACACACTGGCCCGAGACAAATGCTAAGATGCTCAAGAACAGACGCATTGGACTATCCCAATCGGGAGTGGTCCAGGCATTCACTAAGCATGGCCGCCGTCAGATGTATGGCTGGTGCGACGATGCCTATAAGTATGTCAACGAGTTAGACGAAGAGTATTCTAATTGGTTGTGCATCCCTAAGTCGGTGCGCACCACCTCTATTAAACCTTCCGGTACTGTGTCTCTGTTAAATGGATCTACTCCAGGCATTCATTTTCCAGAAAGTGAATATTACATTCGCCGGGTCAGGTTCTCCACAGATTCAGAAGTACTTGCGAGATTAGAAAAAGCAGGTTATAATATAGAGGAAGATAGCTACTCGCCCAACACCATGGTGGTAGAGTTTCCAGTGCACGAACCTTATTTTATCAAAGGTAAGAAGGACGTTAGCATGTGGGAACAATTAGAGATAGCAGCCCAGTATCAATACTATTGGGCCGATAACTCTGTGTCTGTCACTGTTACCTTCACAGACGCTGAAGCACCCCAACTTAAAGATGCATTAGAAATGTATGAAACGCGCCTTAAAGCAGTATCCTTTTTGCGATATGAGCAAACAGGCTATAAGCAGGCACCTTATGAACCCCTTACTAAGAAAGAGTTTGAAGAAATGAATAAAAAGATTACCCCCATCCAACGAATGGATACCAACGGGGGCAATGGAACGAAATATTGCGATGGAGATGGTTGTGTATTGTAAACCAGTTAATAGATACATCCATATTGAACTACCCCCGGTCAGAGGCGAGAACGACGCGAGTACGATCCTCTTACCATCCGATTTTAAACCTACTGAAGAACGCTATGTGGTCGCTAAGGTTAATGCCTGGGCAGACGATGTTCGCTTTGCTGATAGTCTGAGTGCCGACATAGAAGTAGTAATAGACAAATCCATGGCAGAAGAAATTATGATCCATAATCGGCAATTAACTATGATACAAGATAATTATATCATAGCGATTGTAACTGATTAATAGGAAAAACCATGACATGTCAATTGATAAGAACTTTTATAATGAATCCTCGGCCGCTAATTTAGGCTGGGATCCGTCATGGTTTGGCGAAAAATATTTTGATGACAAGTTAGTGCGAGCCGTCAAGAAGTGGCAACGCGACCGAGAACTGACACCCGATGGGCTCGTGGGTCCGATGACCTTTCGTCGCGTGTGGACCGAGCGCCAAGCCGACATTGATGAGTTTAAACCTGATACACCCACCTACTCTAACTACATTGTATATAATGGCAATTTCATTCCTATTGAGTGGGACAAGGTAGTGTTATGGTCCGAACAGGGAGGACTCAAAGCCAACACCGGCACCCATTATGATTATACGGGCCGAGCCCCCCGCAGCATTCGTTACTTTGTAAATCATTGGGATGTGTGTTTAAATTCTCACGCATGCCAGAAAGTTTTAAACAATAGAGGGATCTCGGTGCACTTTTTGATTGATAATGATGGGACCATCTACCAAACGATTGATATGCAACAGGGTTGCTGGCATGCGGGAAGCGAACGGGCCAACAGAGCCTCGGTAGGCGTAGAGATTTCAAATGCTTATTATCCTAAGTATCAAGATTGGTATGTAAGAAATGGCTATGGGGAAAGACCTATTTTAGAAGGTGTTCGCTGTCAGAGCAGAGCGCTCGAACCGTTCTTAGGGTTTTATCCTGTACAGATTCGGGCTCTCAAACAATTATGGAAAGCGATCCACAAAGGATTAGATATTCCGTATGCTGCCCCGCTCACCCAGTTTGGGAACACCGATGGAAGCTACGCACAGCATGTAAAGTACGGAGATTTCACCGGCTTTATCAGCCACTATCATGTAAGTAAAACTAAAAAAGATTGTGCCGGGCTAGACCTTAAAGTTCTGCTCGAAGAGGTGGAGAGTGAAGAAGAGTCGGGATACCATTCGGCTAGCGAAGTCTGCGACGATAATTTATAAGCATGACGCCATTGTAATTGGTAGTGATTTAGCCGCACTATTGTATGCGTTTAATAACAAGTTGCCTATTTTTTTTAGTCATCCTCGCCGGCCTTTTCGTTTTGATTACTTGCCCATAGACACACAACTAGAATGTATAGGACTTTCTAATGAGACGCGATTGCTGCATACGCATAGCGAAAACATTAAGGTAGGACCCGCTGAGGAAGAACTTTGGGACCGGCTCTTGTTTGTCCTCTCTCTCGCTGGTCAAGCACCCTTGAGTCTTCTGTGTGACAGCTTAAGATACAATGGACAGACATTGATATGTTCTAATGAGTATGCTAAGATAGCCGAGATTCAATTCGATAAAGCTTATTATTTTGGGGATGATAATTGTACGGGACTAGTAGAAAAAAAGGTTGCGGAGACGTCTTATATATGTTATGATTGGATAGCGTTTAATCGTGGAGGCAAGCATGAAATCGATCTTATCGAAACCTCGGATGATTTTGTCAAGCAAATCTGGTTTTACCCTTCAGATCGCATTGATGGCAATACTCCTGTCAAGGATGCTTGTATAGTTTCTCACTTAACCGACTCCACCATGGACGAGTTTGATTATTCGCAGACGATGGCTCGGTTTAAAATGATTCACGAGATGGAAGAGCGCGGCATGCGAGGAATGTTTAATGGCTATTCACCCACGGGCACACCGAAGTACTACAAATTTAGAACGACTATCATTGGTCGTGAGAGACACCCGCAACCATCTGATTCACTCTCACCCGCCGAGAAGGTGGAGGTGGCCACGGAGAGCCAAGCAGATCTTCTTAAAGCTCTCGCAGAAAGCAGCCAACAGTATCAAAAGATTTTAGAACACATATGAATGGTATTCACACCCACTTGGCCGGCGTCATACCGCTAGCCAATCTCAAGACTGATTATAACCTCCAAACACCAGAGTGTTTGCTGCCTCTTGACGCAGGCTTTACGGCCATCCAAAAGGCAGTCTTTGAGTGCGCTATCGTGGGCTGCCAAACCATTTGGATTGTAGCTAATGACGACCTAGCCCCAGTGGTGCGAAAGGTAGTCGGAGAGTGGGTGCATGACCCCGCCTATTACCATCGCCAATATGATCCTTTTCCCGCGGCCCGTCAAAAAGCTATCCCCATCTACTATGTGCCTATCCACCCCAAGGATCGCGACCGACGCGACTCCTACGGGTGGTCTGTTTTGCATGGGGTCTATTCAGCCTGGAGAGTGGCTAATATTATCTCCCACTGGGTAATTCCGGATAAATACTATATCTCATTTCCAATGTCGATCCACAATATCTATAATCTGCGAAAATATCGCCGGCAAATTTCTGAGATTTCGAAAAATTGGTTTTTGAGTTATGAAGGCAAAACAGTAAAGGATAATCTTCCACTTTCTTTCACTATGATGAATGAAGACTATATCGAGTGTCGTCGGTTCGTCAATCGAACCACCACCAAAGAATTTATCAATCCTCCGCCCGGTGAGCTTCCTTCGGAAAAATTGCCTTTATCGGAACGCTGGAGTGCGCGCCATTTTGACTTTGATACCATTTTTGACAAAGTAGGCGAAGAAGACGCCCATAAAGAAGAAATTGAGTGGTTTTACGATCTTACAAGTTGGGAAGAATATCAACGTTTCTTAGGATCGGAAAATTATATAAAAAAGCCATCAAATAGCTTGACAAAGGCACGATTAGATGTTAAATTACCATATAGAGAGGGAGTTATAGATGACGATTAAATTCGTAGGGCTGCATGCCCACAGTGTCGCAGGGTCTATTTTTGATGCAATCGGGTATCCGGATGTGCATATGGACTTTGCTTATGAGAACGGGAGCGATGCGTTAGCGCTCACCGACCATGGAAACATGAATGGACTAGCGGGGCAGGTTCTGCATGCCAAGAAGATGCATGCAGAGGGGAAAGACTTTAAACCGATTTTCGGCGTCGAGGCTTACTTTATTCCCTCCATTGAGGAGTGGCGAGGGGAATATGAAATAGCCATGGCCGATAAGAAACGAGCCAGAGGAGCTAAGAAAGACGCAGCTTCAGGCGCGACTGTAGAAGATGAAACAGATAGCAAGAAGCTTCAAGGGCTTCTACGCCGACGACGACATCTTATTTTGCTAGCACAAAACCAAACAGGGCTTAATAACCTTTTCAAGCTCGTCTCTGAGAGTTATCAGAGCGAGAACTTTTATCGTTATCCTCGCATGGACTATGCGTTGCTAGAGAAGTATGGCGAGGGAGTAATCGCTGCCTCCGCTTGTCTCGGTGGTGTCTATGCGGGAAACTATTGGGAGAACGGGGTTTACGATGACGAGGGCAACCGCACTGGAGTAAACCGAGAAGCGGCCCTCGATGCCATGCGCACCACTACGCGCGAGATGCAAGCAATCTTTGGAGATCGCTGGTATGGAGAGCTACAATGGAACAACATTAAAGAGCAGCACGAGCTTAACCAGCTCATCATTCAGATTTCTGAAGAGTTTAATATGAAGCTGATTTCCACAGCCGACAGTCACTACCCCAACCCTACTGCGTGGAAGGATAGAGAGCTATACAAGCGCTTAGGCTGGCTCGGAAAAGGAACTCCATCTTGGGGTGAGGGTGGAGAATTACCCGCCGGCGTAGAGGAAATTGGATATGAATTGTATCCCAAGAATGGCGATCAAATGTGGGAGAGTTACGAAAGCTATTCCAAGAGCCAAGGCTTTGAGTATGATGATGACTTGGTAATGAAGAGCATCACCGAGACATATCACATCGCCCACGAGCGCATTGAAAGTTTCTTCCCAGATGCAACCGTCCGTCTCCCAGACTTTGTGGTCCCAGCCGGCACCACCGCTACCCAAGCATTGATAAACTATGCGCTCGAAGGGTTACGCGAAAAAGGACTCAACACCAACAAAGAGTATCTTGCGCGACTAAGACAAGAACTAGATGTTATTGATGACCGTGGCTTTTCTAAATACTTCTTAACCATGAAAGCGATTGCCGATGAAGCCACCAAACAGATGTTAGCCGGCCCTGGTCGCGGCTCTGCAGCGGGCTCCCTGGTCGCCTATACTTTGGGAATTACGCAAGTAGATCCTATTAAGTATGGACTGCTGTTCTCCCGCTTCTTGCGTTCTGATGCTACAGACTATCCAGATATCGATTACGATGTATCGGATAGCATGGAATTGAAAGAACGACTAGTCCAGATGTGGGGAGAAGATTGTGTCGCCCCAATTTCCAACTGGAATACGTTGCAGTTGAGATCACTGATCAAGGACATCTCCAAGCTTTATGGTATTCCCTTTACGGAAGCTAATACAGTAACAGGCATTATGATTCGCGAAGCAACACCGGAGGCTAAAAAGAAGCACGGCATTAAGGCCGGCGTCTATGCACCCACATGGGAAGAAGTTATGGAATATTCAACATCGCTGCAGGCTTATTTGGCTAAATACCCCGCAGTAAAGGCTCACGTTGAAGGGCTCGTAGGACAGGTACGCTCTTGTTCGCGTCACGCTGGAGGAGTAGTCATCGCAGAAGACTTGGACAAGAATATGCCTTTGATTAATTCAGGCGGCGTGCGTCAGTCTCCATGGAGTGAAGGGCAGAATGTTCGCCACTTAGAACCGATGGGGTTCATTAAGTTTGATCTACTTGGGCTTTCGACCTTAAAGATGATGGAAGGGTGTATTGAACATATCTTGCGCCGGCATCAGGGAGTTGAAGAACCAACGTTCGATGATGTCTTGGACTATTATAATAAGACTATCCATCCCGATGTGATTGACTTTGACGATCAGGCAGTCTACGAAAACATCTTTCATCAAGGAAAGTGGGCCGGCGTATTTCAGTTTACGGAACAAGGCGCCCAAGGTTTTTGTACTAGAGCAAAGCCCACAAGTATTATTGATATTTCGGCTGTCACCTCCATCTTCCGTCCTGGTCCGCTGTCTGCGGGTGTGGATGCAGATTATGTAGAAGCCAAGAACCACCCTCAATATGTTTCCTATCTATCTGAAGAGGCACAGGAGATTACCGAAGAAACGTTCGGTTTCCTTATCTTCCAAGAACAGATTGCATTGTTGGCTCACCGCTTAGGAGGCTTGACGCTGGATGAAGGCAATATGCTGCGCAAGGTTCTCACTAAGAAAGGTACGGGGAAAGCGGGTATTAAAACCAAGCTACGTATCAAGTTTGTAGATGGGTGCGCGTCTAACGGCATCAGCCGTGATGAAGCTATTGCCCTTTGGGATAAGTTTGAATATTTTTCTGGTTACGGCTTTAATAAGTCGCACGCAGTATCATATAGTATTATCTCTTATCAATGTGCGTGGCTATGGAATTATTATCCTTCTGAGTGGATGGCAGCCTTTCTGGATAAAGAGCCGGAGAGTAGAAAAGAAAAAGCGATCAACATCGCTAAGCGATATGGATTTAACATTGCTCCGTTACATATCAACAAGTCCGGTACAGTCTGGGAAATTAGTGACGATGGACAGACGCTTATTCAGCCCTTGACATCGATTAAGGGCTTAGGGATGAGTGCCATTGAGCAGATTCTCGACAACCGTCCTTTCACAAATGCAGAAGACTTGCTCTTTCGAGAGGGGGTTTCCTATAGCAAGTTTAACAAAAAGGCTTTGGATGCTTTGTGTCGAGGAGGAGCGCTAGATGATCTCATGGATGATCGTTTCACCGGCCGCAAGCATTTTTGGTCTGCGTGCGTAGTGGACCGACCTAAGACCCTCAAGAAGCTCACAGCGAATATGGAAACCTACAAGCCCGAAGGAGATTTTTCCGAAGAAGAGATCATTCAGTTTAAGACTGACCTTACTGGAATTTTTCCCATCAACTTGGTGATCAACACCCAAACAATCGAGAAACTTCAAGAGAAGTTTGTTCCTCCCATTTCGGAATTTGATGCAGACTTGCAATTATGCTGGTTTATTCCTCGCAAAGTTACCGCACGAAAAACTAAAAATGGAAAACTCTACTGGATCTTAGAGGTAATTGATAGTAACAATGAACTGACACGTATTAGATGTTGGGGAGTGCGTCCTGATAAGGATATAGTGCATATGAATCGACCTTATATGTCACGATTAGAGTATGATCCTAACTGGGGGTTTTCGACAAGATCTATTAGGCATAATTTTAGACTATTGGGATAGTTAGTATATGAACATCATAAAAAACTTTAGTCCTTTATTGAAAGACAAAGAGTTTATTGATGATCTGCCTATTGTTATTCGGGTGAGAAAGTTTGATGAGAGTGCCGCCAAAGAATTTTCGGCGGCCGTGTCCAAGGCCCAGAACACGGGACAGCCCATTTTGCCTGTCATAATCGATAGTTACGGGGGACAAGTTTACAGCCTCATGTCGATGATTTCTGATATTAATGCTTCTAGAATTCCAGTAGCCACCATTGTACAGGGCAAAGCTATGTCATGTGGCGCTCTTCTTTTTAGCTGTGGCAAAGACGGAATGCGTTATATGGACCCGGACGCCACGTTAATGATTCATGATGTATCGTCGATGACGATTGGAAAAGTAGAAGAGGTTAAAGCAGACGCAGAAGAAACCGAGAGACTCAATCAAAAAGTTTATAAGATGATGGCAAAGAATTGTGGCCACCATGAAGATTATTTTTTAGACATCATTCATGAAAAAGGGCATGCAGATTGGTTTTTAGAGGCTGACGAATGTTTGAAACACAACTTAGCAAACCACTTACACGTTCCTACCTTAAAAATTGAAGCGCGCGTTAAATTTGATTTTAAGTAAGATTTTGCTTGACATCCACCATAGAATTTGTTATATTATATAAGTAACAAAGGAGGTTGGTGTGGCCAATTCACACGAAGAGAAAAAGAGGTATGTCAAGGAGTATATTCGCTCCCTGGCAGCAATTGAAGAGGCGATGGAGCCCTATAAGGATCAGCGTCGAGACCTGCGGTCAGAGTACCGCGAGAATAGCTGGCTCAATACAGACGAGATTCGAGCAGCAGTAAAGGCATACCGTCTTTATAAAGGGAAGTTTAACATCGATGAAGTGGTAGAGAACTTTGAAATGATTAGCGGAGGAAAACCCACCCCATGATTATACGATACTCAAAGGTACGGGAAGGGGTTACGACCCCAACCCGCGCCAATCCATCGGACGCAGGACTCGATGTATATTTCTGCGCCGCGACGACCACAGCCAATTGGCGCATGCAGCCGGGAGATAGCAAGATCTTTCCGACAGGACTAAAGTTTGAAGTGCCACACGGCTATATGCTCGAAGTAAAGAATAGATCAGGGATGGCTGCAATGAGAAGCCTTGTTGTGGGAGCGTGTGTTGTCGATTCTGGTTATGAAGGTGAAGTATTTATTAACCTTCACAACATCGGCTCAAGCACAGAATATGTCAAAAATGGCACAAAAATTGCACAACTAGTGCTGACCCCTGTGATTCATTTTCGACCGCAAGAGACAGCCTCGGAGGCGCTCTATAGCGAATATCCAATGACTATTAGCGATAGAGGCGCCGGCGCCCTAGGGAGCACTGATGGTTGATAAAGTTGAAATCGGCCGCCATATTCGCGAATATAATTCTGGGCCGGCCGAAGCACTCTCGTGTCAAAAATTTAATCTGCTCCATAAAGGGGGCCCTTGCACTAAAGTTGATGGAGTGGGACGGGAGGACGGAAAGAAGTGGAGTATTAAAAATACTGCAATCCATCTTAAAGACCGGTCTCAAAAAACCTTCTTTCACATTCAGATGAAAGGTTCGGGAAAGGGCGCCGGCTATCATGGAGTCTTATGTCACATTCATGAACACCTATTCAAAAGAGAAGATTAATGAGTTATACCATGAATCAAATATATAATGTAGACTGCTTAAAGGGAATGAAAGCGATAGAAGATAATTCTATTGATTGTATTATTACTTCGCCGCCCTATAATAAAAAAGGACTGGCGCGCAAGAAAAAAGGTGTTATAGGCAATCAAATTTGGAAAAAATATAATATTGATTATGCTACTTATGAAGACAATTTACCCGAGGAGGAATATCAAGCTTGGATGATCGATGTAGTTAATGAGATGGTGCGCATCATTAAGCCTGATGGCAGCATCTTCTTTAATCATAAACCACGCCGATATAAAAATCAAGCACACTTACCAACCGATTTTATTGACAAAACAAATGCAGTGGTTTATCAAGTGATTATTTGGAACCGCGCTAACTCCCCTAATATTCGTAATGATATTCTAGTCCCTTGTGTGGAATATGTATATTGGTTGAGAAAGGAGAAACCAAAGGTGTTTAGATCTCAAATCGATCCTCATTATAAAACAGAAGTGTGGAAGATCACACCCACACAACAACAAGGTCACCCCGCAGCGTTTCCACCCAAACTAGTCGAGAATTGTATTAATCTTGCTACTGTAGAAGGCGATGTGGTTTTGGATCCCTTTATGGGAGCGGGAACCACCGCGGCTATGGCGAAAGAGTTAAATAGAAAATGGCTCGGTTTTGAAATTGATACTGCTTATATCGATATTTTTAATCAAGCCACATTAAAAGGACTAAACAATGAATAAAGCAACACAAGTAGTTATGTTTTCAAGCAAGAGCGGAGAGTGGTCGACCCCCGATGATTTTTTTAAGAAGCTCGATTGGAGATTTGGGCCCTTTGATTTAGATCCATGCGCAACCCCCCACAATACCAAGTGCGCCAATTTCTATACTTCAATGGAAGATGGCTTGAAGAAAAGCTGGCAGGGACATACCGTTTTTGTCAATCCCCCATATGGCCGCGGCATCGACGCGTGGATTAAGAAGGGATATGAAGAAGCGCAAGACCCCGATACCAAGGTGGTGATGTTGATCCCAGCGCGCACCGACACAAAATATTGGCATGACTATGTAATGAAGGCAGAAATGGTTTTCTTTATCAAAGGACGATTAAAGTTTGGCGATAGTGAAAATTGCGCCCCCTTCCCGTCCGCCGTAGTTGTGTTTACAAAGCCGCACGCGGCCTGGGCACCGGCGCCTCTCATGGGAGCCCTCGCACGATAATGAATAGAAAACAGCGCCGACAAGCGAAAAAGAAGTTAACTCCCAGTGAACGAAATCTCTCCGAAAAAATTTTCCTGTTCAATCAAATACCAGACGCATGCACCACTTGCGCAGAGTCATTTGATAAGGCAGATAAAGGCATGGCAGTCTCTTGGCGGGTAGTAGTTAGAGAAGAGAAGCAGCAAGTACACTTATTCTGCCCTGCATGCGTTAACAAAGCAAAGGAGGCAATCGATGCCAGTCAAACGAATCTCGATCCAGTCGCTCAATCAACTTCTTAATGGCGAGACTACCGAAACAGCAACGTGCATGATTAAGGTTTATTCGAACTCATGCGATATGTGTCACAACCTCAAAGAATATTATGAAGATATTGCCGAGAAATATAAGGATATCTATTTCTACGCCTTTAATATAGGGGACGATGTAGACTTAGAAAAGCGGCTAGGGTTTAAAGGGGTGCCCACCATTATTAAAATTCAAAGCACTCCCCCCAATTCACGGGTAGATATTTTGGGAGAACCCCACACCCCCAACAAACAAACTTACTATCGCTCTAGCGATATCAAAAACTTTATTGAAGGAACTTAAAAATGAATAAAAGATTATACGAAGTATTATTTTATAGACTACAATCGGAAACTACTTTGCTGCGGGCCGCCCTAGCGGACCAAATGCACAACTCAGAAACCCTAAACGATGAACTAGTGGAAAAGGCATATGAATTGCTAGGCAAACTGGTTCATACCGACGCATGCGCACAAACGTTGCGACAGCAGTTCGAACCAGCCTATCAACAACCCCGGGCCGAACCGGAAAGTCTCACCGATGAAAGATGGGGCCGTCTTTTTGCCGCATTAGAACGGCTCGATCCTGCATATGAGCCCCCACGCTCTACTCCGCTAACTCACGAAGAGTTGCTAGACCGATCAAGTGCTTATCGCAACAGCCAAGAACCCACACACACAGTGCATCATGTCGAGGATGAAGATGAAGAATAAAGCTTTCGCTTATGATGACGTATTGCTTAAGCCGCAATACTCCGACATTGAGTCTCGGTCTGAAATAGACATTAGCACCAACCTAGGAAATGGATTAGTATTGTCGTGCCCCATTCTGTCATCCCCCATGGATACCGTAACGGGCACTACTATGGCCATTGCCATGGGAGACGGCGGAGGGTCTGGAATCATTCATCGTTATAATACTCTTGATGCGCAATATAATGCAGTTCGACGAGCCGCCGATCTAAGAAACACAAACGCCCCAATTGGAGCAGCTATTGGAGTAACCGGTGATTATCTTGACCGGGCCGTAGCGTTACGCAATGCCGGCGCAACATTCTTATGTGTGGATATAGCTCATGGTCATCACAAATTGATGAAGAAAGCTATTCACCAACTGCGCGACATTTTAGGAGACGATATTCATATTATGGCGGGAAACATTGCAACCCTCGAAGGGATTAATGATTTGGCAGATTGGGGCGCGGATTCAGTGCGCTGCAATGTTGGTGGAGGTTCTATCTGCTCGACGCGGGTTCAAACAGGACACGGGTTGCCCGGCCTTCAAACCATTCTCGACTGTGCTCAAACAGATCGAGACGTGGCTATCATTGCAGACGGCGGCATTAAAAATGCAGGTGATATGGTAAAGGCATTGGGTGCAGGAGCCGACGCAGTTATGTGCGGCTCTCTGTTGGCCGGCACTGCCGAGGCGCCGGGAGAAATATATAGAGACGCAGATGGAAGCACTTGGAAGTCTTACCGTGGAATGGCCAGCAAAGAAGCTCAAACAGAGTGGCGCGGCAATTATTCTTCTTTGGAAGGAGTCGCTAGCCGAGTCCCACACCAAGGGAAGGTTAAAGATGTTCTGGCTGAATTAGAACGGGGAATCCGTTCTGGCTTTTCATATTCGGGGGCGCGCTCGCTCGAAGACTTCCAAGCGAAAGCAGAGTTTATTGTGCAGACGCCTTCGGGATTAAGCGAAAGCCATACCCATATTTTAACGAGAAAATGGTAATGTCCAATGAGATAGATTATGGAAAACTTACCAAAAAGATTGTGTTCGTAGAAAACGATCATCGCCAAGCTCAACTAGTTATTAAGCTGCAGCATGAAGGCATGACTCAATCAGCTTTTTTCCGTCATATGATAACGGGATTTTTAGCAGGCGATGACAGATTGGTCTCATATATAGATGAAGTAAAGGATCAATCCAAGCTCCGCAAAGCCAAATCCAACCGGTTGCGAATGGCCGGCGCAACAGCAACAAAAGACTTAGGACTCTCAGACCAGCAATTAGTAGATATATTTGATCTCATTGCCGAAGAGCATCCGGACCTATAAAAAGTCGTTTTTTTGGACTTTATCCAAAGACATTACTATTTATTTTTGAGTTAGCATATCAATGCTTAAGGAGAAGAATTAAATGGCTCGTAAAAAACTGTTAACAGAAGGCGAGGTTAGGCAATTCATGAAGCTGGCTAATCTTGGCCCGCTGAGTGAAAATTATTTTGACAATAACCCTCTGGATGAACAAGAGGAAGAGGAATTAGACCTCGAAATGGGCGCTGAAGAAGAGGTCCCCGGTGGCGAAGAAGAGCTTGGGCTCGATGTAGAAGATGAAGTAGAAATGGGCGACGAAGGTGATCCTGAAAACGAAGAGCTTTTGGCTCGCGTTGTGCAGGCGGTTGCTGATGAACTCGGCGTTGAAGTTGATGTTGAAGGTGCTGCTGG